TGTCAACCTATCAACCGCCGATGACCTCATCTTCATAGGCATCGACTACTCCGCCCTTTCCTACCTCCAAGGTCGGGACCGCGCCAGCTACCTTGGCCGCGACAGAGCCAACCGTGTCCATTTTATTTTTGCTGCACGCGGCATCGAGCCACGGGTCTACGCTCAGGTTCGCGACAAGCAGAATTACACCACTGCGCACTATGCGGCAGACCGAGGCATCCTTTCAAAAGAAGCTGATCAAGCAGTACGAAGCTGAAGGTTGGTACGTGCTCAAAATCATCCAATGCAATAAACCCGGCTGGCCAGACCTCATGCTGCTAAAACCCGACGAACTCAAGCTCGTTGAGGTCAAAGCAGCCGATGGCCGCCTCTCCCAGATCCAGACATACCGCCATGCGGAACTTTCCCTTCTCGGCTTCAACGTCGAAACAATCAAACCATGAGCCTCATAGATCAACTAAAAGACCTGCCAACAACCTGGGGTTACGTCGCTGTCGGTCATGCCAAACGCCCCTACCAACCCAAGTGGCAGGACAACCCACTGACCCAGCAACAACTCACCGCCGAGATCCAAGCCGGTCGCGCCCATGCCATTGGCGTCATCGCTGGCCCACAATCCGGCGGCCTTCTCTTCGTCGATCATGACGGAATCTCAGCTGGTGAGGTACTCGAATCCATCGGCACGCCAAGCCGTGACCTCCCTAAATCCTGGGCCGTAACATCTGGCCGCAACGGCCGCTTCCAGATCATCTACACCGTTCCAGATCAATACTGGGACCAGATCAAGACACGCAAGATAAAGTCCGGCAAATACGATGAAGACGGCAACGTCGAACAACTTGAACTCCGCTGGACCGGCTGTCAATCCGTTGTTGCAGGTAGTCACCCAATCACCGGCTCCTACCGCTGGCTAAAGGGTCGCGCACCTACCGACCTCCCATTGGCCGAAGCACCGCTGGCGCTCATCGAGCAGATGCTTCAGTTGCCAACACCAGAACCCACACCACTCCTGCCAGCACCAATCTCACGCCGCACCGATCGCACTGATAAAGACTGGGCACTCATCTACTTGGACGCTCTCAACCCATTACGTGCGAACGACTACGACGAGTGGATCGAAGTTGGTCAGTGTCTCCAGTCCGTAGATGATTCCTTGCTCACCCAATGGGACAACTGGTCAAAGCAGTCACCAAAATGGGAGGCCAAAGCCTGCGACACCCACTGGAAATCCTTTAAGCCAGGTGGCAACCGTTCCATCAAACGTCTTTGCAACCTTGCCAAACTTGATGGCTGGCGGCCAAAGGAAAAACTCAGCCGGTCGAAACCAACTGAGCCGGTGCTCCGCCCATCCGATACAAATTCTCCCACAAAAGAAAAGGACAATGATGAGTTCAAACTTGAAAAACTAGAAGCCAACAAACTCCTCGACATGCTCCGGCCCAAAGGCAATGAAGAGTCAAAGTTTCGTTACAATATCTTCACCCAACAAATCGAAATTCAAGGCCAAGTAGCCAAAAATATAGAGCATTTTTATCTCCAGCTTTCGGAGATGGGATACAAAATATCCAAGGACATTGCCCTGGATTGCCTCGTAAAAGTTGCTCACGAAAATTCATACGATCCCGTTCGTCTTTACCTCGAACACGTCGAGGCTCAAGTCGAACCCACATACATTGATCGCCTCGCGTCTACCTACCTACGCCCAGCAGACGCCGCCGAACCCCAACCCACCCTGTACGACCACATGATCAAGCGCACGCTCATCGCAGCAGTGCGCCGCATCTTTCAACCCGGTTGCAAACACGATCACGCCTGCGTGCTCATGGGCGATCAAGGCGCCCGCAAGTCATCCTTCTGGTCCGCCATCGGTGGTCCCTTTTTCTCCGATGCACTCCGCGACATCTCCAGCAAAGACGACCTCATGGTCCTCCACCGCAGTTGGATCATGGAGTGGGCCGAGCTGGACTCCATCGTCAGCAAGAAGCACGCAGGCCAGATAAAAGGCTTCCTCTCCCAATCCACCGATCTCTTCCGCGTGCCCTACGGCAAGGCAACCGAAGCCTTCCCACGCCGGGGCATCATCGTTGGTTCCACCAACCGCGATAGCGGCTTCCTGGTCGATGAAACCGGCAACCGACGCTTCTGGGTCATACCAGTTACCTGCACCCTTCAGAACCCCATCGACGTGCCCAACCTGCTCATCGAACGCGATGCCATCTGGGCCGCAGCGGTTGCCGCATACCGAGCTGGTGAAACCTCCATCCTCACCATTGACCAGGAGTCACAGGTCCAAACCGAAAACACCACCTACCTCGTGGAGTCCCCCTGGGTGGCTCCCATCGATGCTTGGCTTAAAGCGCCACACAACCAGCCAAAAGTCATCACCACGGGACTCCTGTTGGCCGAGGCGATCCAGAAACCCATCGAGCGCCAGACCCGCTCTGACCAGATGCAGGTGGGCAATATCCTCCGCGACCTCGGATACGTCCGAAAACGCACCACCGTCGATGGCTGCCTCAAATGGGTTTTCTTCCTACCTCAAGAAAACAGGTAGGAAAGGCAAAAATCCAATGACCGCAATGCCTTATCTATCCTTCCTACCTATCCTACCTTTATATAAGAGTAGTAGTAATAGGGTATATAGGGGATACAGGGGATACGCGCAGGGGTTGCGGGTAGCTCCTAAGCAAAAGGTGGGAAGGTGGGAAGGTGGGAAAGTTCGGTTTGCGCCCTTGGTCATCCCAATCGGGCCATGCCTTAACCTGTGCCCATGGCAAAGAAAGGAACCAACGTTGAAGTCGATGGCCGTGTAAATACGGTCTACGATCTTCTGCTGCACGCATATAGTCGGACGCAAATTGTTCGCTACTGTGCGGAAGAGTGGGATATAAGCGAGCGGCAGGCCGAAAATTACATTGCAAGAGCTAGGAAACTTCAACAGCAAGATGCGGAAGTTGAACGCTCCGAATGGTTGATTGCTGCCCTGTCTCGCTTGCACGATTACGAACGCGAGGCACGCAAGAAAGGTCAGTTGATGGTCGCGCTCAAATCAGTTGAGACTCAAGCCAAACTGCTTCGTTTTGAAACCCACGGATGAGTTTGCTTACGGGCATCGTTGATACATCGCCTCTGCTTGGCTTCCTTGTGAAAGCCAACGAAGGAATGGAGGATGTACTGGAACGCATCCGCAGCGACCTACACCCTGGGCAGCTTGCGTTCGTCGATGACCAGACCACCAGCATCCTTGGCGTATCTGCTGGCTATGGCGCGGGTAAGACGCGGGCACTGTGCGCCAAGGCTGTGCACCTTGCCATGGCCAACCAAGGCTTCATTGGCGTGGTCATGGAGCCCACGGGTCCGCTGATCCGCGACATCTGGCAAAGCGATTTTGATGACTTCCTTGAGATGTACGACATCCCGTACACCTTCCGCGCTTCCCCGCTGCCTGAGTACAACCTGCACCTACCGGGCGGCGATACCAAGATCCTGTGCCGCAGTTTTGAGAATTGGCAGCGGATCATCGGCATCAACGGCGCGTGGATCCTGGCTGACGAGATCGACACAGTGAACCCAGCCATTGCCAACAAGGCATTTCCCAAGATCCTTGGCCGCTTGCGGTCCGGGAATGTGCGGCAGTTTGCAGCTGCCTCAACGCCGGAAGGCTTCCGCTGGATGTGGCAGACCTTCGCCAGTGAAGACGGCAAGGGCCGCGAGGATCGGCGGCTGATCAGGATGCGCACGCAGGACAACCCATACCTGCCGCCTGACTTCATCGAGCGGATGCAAGCCAACTACGACCCGCAGCTACTCAAGGCATACCTTGATGGCGAGTTCGTCAACCTGACAACAGGTCAGGTATATGACCGCTTTGATCGCGTCAAACATGTGGCCGTACAAATGCCGGACATCAGCCGCGAGCCGTTGCGGATCGGCGTGGACTTCAACGTGGGCAATATGTCCGCCGTGATCGCCATCCGCGTTGGCAAGAGCCTGTACGTCGTGGACGAGATCAGTGGTGCCCACGACACTGACGCACTCGCCCAGAAGATCAAGGCCCACTACCCAGACCACAAGATCTACGTTTACCCAGACGCCAGCGGCGGCAACCGCAGTACAAACGCAACACAAACCGATATTGCTATTCTCGAAAGCTATGGCATGTCTAACCAGTCACCTAAGGCTAATCCTCCTGTCCGGGATCGGGTGGCTGCTGTTCAGGCTTTGCTGGAGAATGGCAAAGGGGAAGTAAGGCTCAAGAT